GTACGCAACCTATTTCTTCACCCAAGGCGCAATCGCCAGCGGTGAGCAAATGGCGATGCAGACAGAGACAGACAGAGACATCCTCGCCAAGAGCGATGCCATGTCGATCGACCTGCACTATGTGTATCACCCTGTGGGTGCTAAGTGGGGCGTGACCACCACCAACCCGACCCGCGCTCAGCTGGCAACAGTTGGCAACTGGTCGAAGGTGTACGAAACCAAGAACCTTGGAATCGTGCGGGCCACAAACACCTCTAACTTCGATTGAGGTAACTAATCATGGCTTCCATTTTTGAACTTGAGCAGCCTTCCTTTGGGCGTTCGTCCACTGGCAAGCTGCTGGTGGCCGCCAGCAACACTGCTGGCACTACCCTGTCTGCTGCTGAGTCTGTAGGCGCAGTTATCACTGCAACGCCTACCGGCAACCGCACCATTACCACCGCCACCTTGGCCCTTATCAAGGCTGAGATGGGCGATCAGTTTAAGGTCGGTCAGACCTTTGAGCTGAACGTAGTCAACCTGGCGGCTGATACCCATACGCTCACCCTTGGCGGTGGCGATGGCGTAACTGTTGTCGGTGTTGCTGCAGTTGCAGCCGCTAGCTCCGGCACCTTCGTGGGTCGGATTTCTAGCGCCACTGCTGCTGTGTTTTATCGCGCCTGATATGGGTTTGTTCGCTTTCCGGCGACTGCGTGAACTGGAGGCTGCTGCTAACGCGGCGGCCTCTTTTTCTATTGCAGAGCCTACACTGACACCAGAGGTGCAGACTGATGGCAATCACGATCGTGGCCACACCAGGGGCCGCCGACGCAAACTCGTACCTGACGCTGGCTGATGCGCAAGCCATCATTGATGGCTTTGTGCAGGATGCCGATGTAACCGCATGGGCAACTGCAACCACTGACCAAAAGAACCGTGCGCTGTTTAGTGCAACGCAACGGCTTGACCGCGAGCGGTTTTTAGGTGCCCGCGCTACTGATACGCAGGCTTTGCAGTGGCCGCGTACTGGTGTCCGCAAGCCTGACACTTACATCAATACCTACGCCGTCGGCTTTCCGTTTCGGATTACCACTGATTATTTCACCGACACCGAAATCCCAACGCAGGTGCAGTATGCGCAGGTAGTGCTAGCAACATACCTGCATAACAACCCTGACGGCCTTGGCTTAAGTGGCCTTGAGGATTACAAGAACGTCAAGATCGGCAGCATTGACGTGACGCCCAATCTTGGCTACGGCGCCGTTGGTGCGGATAAGGTGCCGCCAATCATGGAACGATACCTGACTGGGCTTAGAATTAGTGGACCAGGAAACGTTGCTATTAAGCGGAGCTGATCATGGGTTACGCCTATCCCGGCGCTGAGTTCATTGACGACACGGTGGCTCACGCTGGCCGCTTTGGCAAGATCGTTGCGCTTGAGGATTCGGTGATCGCCAGCCTGACAGCTCAAGACTGGACCGGCAACACGCTGAGCGCCATCCCGTTTAAGGCAAGCACTGAACTTGAAGGCGTGTTTACCAGCATCACCTTGACCAGCGGCACTGTCGTCGCTTACAGGCTTTAATGGCTTACGTTCTTCCTGGTGGTGGTGATGCGGTAGCACGCGAAGGGCTTGAAATCCCTACGCATGATTGCATTGTTAATACATACGACGGCGCAAACAACTTGCTAACTGCAACATACAAGCGTGGCGGCACAAGCGGCAAAACCGTGGCAGTGCTGACAATGACCTACGACGGCAACAATAACCTGCTTACCGTTGTTCGGAGTTGAGCAATGGCATTTAAGCTCAATCCGTTTACAAGTGGCCTTGATACAGTTCGCAATCAAATGCTGTGGGGGTCGTTTTACGACACCACAACGCAAACTGCACAGGCGGCTAATACGGCATATTCCGTCGGTATCAACAGCGCTGACCCAGATAGCAGAGGCATCAGCATTGCCAGCGGATCAAGGCTAACATTTTCCAGAAGTGGTGTTTACAGTATCACTTACTCTGTGCAATTTGTAAACAGCGACAATTCTATTCACGACATTAATATCTGGCTGCGCAAGAACAATGAAGGCAGTGCTGGCGACGTGCCGGCCAGCGACAGCCGGTTCAGCATTATCGCCAAACATGGCAACGTAAATGGGCATGTTATTGGTTGCGTTAATTATGCCTTGAAGTTAGTTGCCAATGATTACCTAGAGCTAATATGGTCAACGACTAACGTCGCGGCCAAGATAGAATCGCTGCCGGCGTCAGAGTCAGGCCCAGCGCATCCGTCTGTTCCCGGCATTATCCTGACAGCAGTCCAGGTTGCGTAATGACACTAGCCAGTCCGCTACGCAAGGTTGCCAGCAAGTTGATGGCGAAGTTTGGCGGCAGTGCAACCATTCGCCGTGTAACGCTTGGCGCCTACAACGCAACCACTGGCACCGCCGCTGAAACCACAACTGACACCGTGGTGCGTGGTGTGCTGCAGGACGTGAACCTGCGTGAAGTGAACGACCTGATTCAAGCTGGCGACAAGCGGTTGCTGATTGCTGCAGCTGATACGGCATCAGCGCCAACCAATGCTGACCGCGTGATCATCACAGGTGTTACCCATCAGGTGATCCAGGTGCAGACCATTGAGCAGGACAATACTGCTATCACCTATGAGCTGATTCTGAGGGCATAATGGCACGCATCATCCGCGTCAATCAGATCGGTGATTACATCCAAGACCGGATGGATCAGCTGCTGCGTACGACAGTGCTTAAAACTGATGAGCTCGTCAAAACCAAGAGCCCGGTCGACACTGGAAGATTCCGACTTGGCTGGGCCATTGGCGAAAACGCTGCACCCTATCAAGGGCCACCACCGGGCGATTACCGCAATAAACCTGCACCGCCTTTGGCCGTCAATTACACGCTAGGCCAAGAAAAAATTGGCAACGTCTATAGCGTGCACAATAATCTGCCATATGCTGAGCGGTTGGCGCAAGGCTGGTCCGGTCAGGCGCCTGCAGGTTGGGTCCAAGGCATCGCTAAAGATATGCAGCAGTTTGTCCGCGTTAATGCTGCGCGCATCGGGAGGGAGTCATGACTAGCACTTACAACGACGTTCGAGCGATCATCGAAGAGCGCATCGCTGCCGAGATGGCGACAGAGCCCACCTATCCGGTCAGCTACCAGAACGTACCGTTTACGCCGCCTAACAACACGCCATGGGTGCAGGCATTGATCCGATTTGGCGATAACAGCTATGCCACGTTGACTAGCTTTAACCGCCAAACCGGCACCTTGGTGATCAATGTCTTCGCTCCGCAGGGCAGTGGCGCGGCTGTCAATTTTGGTATTGCCGAGCGGCTGAAGGATCTATTCGACCGCCTGCGGCTCAACAGCATCATCTTTGATGCGGCATCAGGCCCGGCGCAGGTAACGCCAGCAGCGCCTGAGGCGTATTATCAGACGCAGGTGACAATTACGTTTGAAGCCTATTTAGACTGACGCAGCCACTACCGTTCACACAATGGCAACTGTTCTGTCCGGTACGTCCGGCGCCCTCTATTACAAACCCGCTGCCACCAAGGCAACGTTTGGCGAAACCGCCGTCGATGTCGCCGATGATGAGATCACGGTTGCATCGTTCCTCAATTTCAAAGTCGGCGATCCCGTCAAGTTTTCGGTCGTCAATGTTGAAACCGGCGCATCTGGCACCGGCACCGTACCTGCTGGCATCACCGCTGGCACCGTCTACTACGTCATTAGCTACACCGCATCTACTGGCGTGATGCAAGTCTCCGCCACCCTTGGCGGCGCTTCTATCGCGATCACTGATGACGGCACCGCCGTTGCACCTAACGCGTTCCAGGTTGCTTACGCCGATTACGTCGCCGTGGGTGATGTACGCGAGTGGTCGTTTGAGATCACCCGTGAAGAAATCGACGTTACAACCATCGGTCAAACCGCTGGGCAGTACGCACCATTCCGCCGCTACATCACCGGCTTTGCCGATGGTGAAGGTTCCTGCATGGTGTACCTGACCGACGACGATGCCAACCTTGGCAACCGTATGGTGCAGGATGTGATCCAAAGCACCCAGGCCGGCGCTAGCTTCAAGCTGTACATCGACCGCGTTACCAGCGCAGGCACCGTCAGCAGCAACCTGAGCCGCAGCATCGAGTTTGAAGCAGTGCTGACTTCTGCCAGCCTGACCGTCAACCCCGATGACGCGCAGATGGTCGAAATCGCCTTCCGCCCGGCGGCTACTCCGGTGTTCGACTTCAGCAAGTCTGCCTGATAACAAATCAGCCCCGGCTTGCGCTGGGGCTTTTTTGCGCCTAGAGTTATTTCATGACTACACAAAGAACATCCATGCGTGCACTTGATAAGCTGAAAAAGGCTGCCCATCTGGTGCCAATTAAAAAGTGTGTCACCCTTAGCGATGGCACCGAGTTTGATTTTTACTGCACACCGCTGACGATGGCGGAGCGCGAGAAGGCCCAAAAGGATGCTGGCAGCGAAGAGGCTACGGCATTTGCATTGCAGCTGCTGATTCAGAAGGCTAAGGACGACGCAGGTCAGCCGTTGTTTCGTGCTGGCGAGGTAGCCGAGCTAAAGAACGAAGTGCGTGATGAAGACCTGCAGGCGCTGATGCTTGCGGTTATCACCGACAAAAATGACGTAGAAGAGGAAGAAGCAAAAAAGAGCTGAAGCGTGACATCTACATGCGGCTCATGATGCGCTTGGCGCGTGACCTTGGCTATACAGTCTTGGAACTAAGCCAGCGCATCACGATTGAAGAGCTGCGGTTGTGGGCCATGCTGTACGAAATCGAAGGCAAGGAGCATGAAGACGCCATGCGTAAAGCCAAGCGACGGTAGACTGTAACTACAGGAGGTGCCGCCGTGTCTGTTGTTGCCAATGTTGCGATCAACGTTGACGCCACTAAGGCACTTGGTCAGCTCAAGGCGGTTGATCAAGCAAGCAAAGGCCTTGACAGCGGATTAAAAGGCGCGGCGGTTGGTGCTAAAGGATTCGGCGCAGCACTGCAGGCAGCATTAGGACCGCTGCTGGCGGTATCAACTGCAGTTGCCACTGTTCAGAAAGGCCTCTCAGTTGCGTTTGAACGCGGCGCCGCTGAGCAGCGGTTAAAAAACCTATCTAGCTCTACCGGAGAATATCAGGCCGCATTAGCAGCTGCTGCATCTACATCAGAGAAGTTTGGCATTTCACAAACCGAAGCAACAACAGCGCTGGCTGATGTTTACGGGCGACTGAAAGGCGTCGGATTTGGCCTCAAAGAAACAACCGAGATCTACGAAGGATTCAATGTCGTCGCCAAGCAGTCTGGCATTTCAGGGGCTGATGCTGCTGGTGTATTCTTCCAGCTCAGCCAGGCACTAGGCAAAGGCAAGCTGAATGGTGATGAGTTTGTAAGCGTATCCGAGCGGATGCCTGGACTGCTTGATGCAATTGCAAAAGAAACAGGCCGCAGCCGTGGTGAGCTAGCCGGCATGGCAGAGCAAGGCGAGATTACTAGCGAGGTACTGTATAGAGCATTGGCGCAATCTGCCGGCGCTGCTGGCGATCTCAACGCAAAACTGACTGACCAGCAAAAAGCATTTAATAATCTGGGGCGCGTTACCGATAGCCTGCTAAATACGATTGGCCAAGTATTCGCACCATTTGTAATTAAAGGCGCCGAGCTATTAGCAGCTGCTGGGCAAAAGTTGTCGGAGTGGTGGGACTATCTAGGCAAGAATGTGCTGCCGCAAGTGCTGCAAGCATTGCAGCCAGCTATCGCAGCATTCCAAAACCTCTGGAACCAAATTCCGTGGGATACTATTGTTGGCTATATCCAAGGCGCAATCTTGGTTGGTATTCAGCGCATTGTTAAGGCTGTTGAGTTTTTAAGCCCCATCATTGGGTTTGTTGTCACTAAATTCGCAGAGCTGGCTCAGAATCCAGTTTTTAAGTTTATTGCCGAGCAGGTAGGCAGACTACTTAATCATCTTGGCATAAGCAATCAGGAGGTTTCCAAATTTGCAGCTGGGCAGAAAGAAGTTGAGAAAGCAACCGCTGGCACTGTCGGCCAATATTCTTCAATGCCAGAAAAAATTAATAACGCAAAGGGTGCAGCAAAAGAATTGAAAGAGCAGCAACAGGCGGTTACAGATGCAATCAAAGAATCAGGAGTCGCTATTGATGCGAATGCCAGGGAAAGTGAATTGATAGCTAATCAGCAATCATCGATAAAACAGGCTTACCTTCAAGCAGAAATGCAAATCAATGATGTGCTGTTGGATCAGTTAAACCGCCAACTTGATGGCGCAAAAACTCAGGCGCAAAGAGTTGCGGTCGCTCGCGACATTTATCAGCTAACCGTACAACAGGCAAAGCTTGAGTACGAGGCCACAAGGGCACAGATTGCTGCTGAAGTAGAAAAAGCTCATTTGGCATTAATGGCAACTGAGCAAAAAGCAAAACAAGTGCAAATAATTGTTGAAATAGCAAGGGCGGAAGGGCGCGTCAATGAATCGCACTACAAATCGCTTCAGCTTGCGAATGAATCCGTCAATTTGGCAAGTATACAAGCTGGCACGACGCGATTGATTGCAACTCAGCAGGAACGCGCAGCTAAGGCAACATTGCAAGGAAAAATTAATGCTGCCGGGGCTGCATTTGAAACCAACATTCTGGCAAAGAATACTAGCGATGCAGCAAACCAGTCCGAGCGTTTTGCAGCTGGATTTCAAAAAGCAGCCGCTGCAGCTAGCGGAATGAGTCAAAATGCGCTTACAAAAAAAATCTATGGAGCAACGACAACAACGACAACAAGAGCTAATGTTGCATCTGCGGCGACTAGCAGCAGTGCTAATTACATTGTGCCAGAGTCTGGCGCGGCAAGTTTCACCAGTAATTATTTATCTGGCGAGCGTGGGGCTGTGACAATGCCTGGCGGCGGCGGCGCAGCACCTACGATCAGCATCCAGACGGGCCCTGTTGTGCAGATGAACGGCCAGAACTACGTCACCACTCAAGACATGAGCCGCGCCGTGCAGGCTGGCGTGCAGCAGACGCTCAACATGATGCGCAATGATCGCGGCACACGCCGCGCAGTGGGGCTGGCCTGATGAACGACTACGACATCATGTGTTTTCTTGAATATTACGCCGACCGCACAAACGTGCGTGATCCGATCAGCGGTAAACGTGCGCCAACGCGGCAGTGGCAGAATTTCTACCAAGTAGCGCAAACATTCAGCATTGACACCGACGTGGCAGGCAGCTATTTCTATTTGGCGTTTGATGTTGACGGATTTAGCTCGGTTGATGCTGGGTCGATCAACCAGCTCAACGTAGATATTGCTGCGGTTGGTGACGTGGTTGATCTGACTGAGCAAGCTGTAGGCGGTGGCTCGCTTGTGATCGCAAGCCTGATCGTGCAGGATCCTGGCCAAGATTCATTTGATGCCAGCAGCGCGCAAATCATCAGCCGCTACATCGGCAGCATTGAATCTGCCGCGCTCAGCGATACGGCCATCACTTGGTCGGTGAACCCAGCCATTGACAAGCAAAAAGGCCAAGTGCCTAGCCGTAAGATTGCATCAGACCTGATTGGAAGGTTTACGGGGCGATGAGCGAGCATTTGATCGCCAAAGATCTGAGCGTGACATGCCACGACGGCAGTTGCCATGAAAATGTGACGCTGAAGGTTTGCGATGGTAAGCGGATCTACACCGACCCCGATGGCCGGAAATTATGCGTTGAAAAGATCAACGGCGGCATGTTTTTAATCTCAGCCCAGCTTGCCACGATGATTCACTGCAGCTGCCCCATGGAGGTGGATTAAGTGACGACGCCAGCGCAGCAAGTTATTCAGGCCGCAGCTAGCGGCATTTCGCAGGCTAAGCAGGACATTGCACTTTCCGCAAGCGGTAGCAAATACAAAAGCTACATCGACGCGGCCAGCCGTGGATTCAAGGCACCTCCCCCTTCGAAGATTCCGCCAAGTGCGCCTATTGCGGCTGTAGCGGCAGCTATCGCGCCGCCGCGAACTGAGCCAACATTTCAAGCAGCACCACAAGAGAAAGCTAAGCCAGCACGCGCTGGCAAGAAACTGGATGATTCGCTGCTGACCAGCAAGAAGCCATCAGCTGATATCGACAAGGCGCAACGCATCGGCACACCAGGCGAAACCATCCCGATTGTATTTGGCAAGCGTGCCAATAATATCGGCGGCGTGTGGATTCAGCCGCCGCTTGTAAAGTCTGGCACCAAGCTATTTGTTGGCAGCTTCCTGTATCCAGTAAGCCAAGGCGAAATCGTCAGTGCACCTGCAAAGCATCGCGCATGGGTAGGACTGCGCAATATTGCATTTCTGGAAGATCAAACCATCACGCTGCAGCATGATTACGCAACAGCCGCAAGCCTTGCGGCGGCACCAAATGTTTGCCCGATTGGCGGCAGCACTTTGTTTTGCGGGGTTGAGACGTTTTCCTACCTTGAGCAAGTATTTAAGGCAGAAGTTGGTTTTGTTTTTACCAATTCCTCCAATGTTGACGCAGGTGTGTACACAGGCCTTCGCATAATCACCAGGGGCACGGGCGACACCAGCAACACTGTTTTTACCTACACAGTCGCCGATATTCAAGTTTTTAATTCTGATAATGGCGCAGATGTTACTGCCGCATGGCTTGCTTTTACAGGTTACTCCCCGAGCCTTACATTTGCAGAAAACTTTAACTCTGCCACTAGCGGGGGCCGAACTGTTGGAACAATACTTGATGGCGTTGCCTTGTTTGGATATATCGAGCTTGGATCTGGCGGCATCGCAGCGGCGCTCGGCATACCAGCAGGGGCAAAGCCAATATTCCAAAATACAGTTGCTGTAGTTGATACTCAATACAATCCATCACTGCCTGCTAGCACGGGAACCTTGATTGGCACGCAATATGAAATTATTGAAACCCCATATGCAAACCCAGCATCAACGCCAAGCGCTAACAATTCCGCCTATGCAGACATCACATTCCTGAGGATCGAAGGCGACATTTACGATCCGCCGAGCGAGGGTTCGTTCCCGACTACCACCAAACAGATCTTTATCTATTACGAGCAAGGCGTCAAGGTTGACCTATACAGCGGCGGGCTTGTGGCCGGCGTATACCCGCGTGGCGCTAGCAATCAGCTAGTGGATCTGGTGATGTACCTCTTCACCATCTACAAGCAAGCCAATGGCGCCGCAACGGCTGATATTGCATCGCCGATTTTCATCGGCAACCTGACCAGCATTGCAGCATTCTGCACCCAATACAACCTGTTTTTTAATGGCGTATTGGATGAGACGGTCAACATCATTGACATCGCCTCAACGTTGGCGCCGTATTTCCTGCTGTCATTCCTGTCGCTTGGCGGGCAGTATCGCTTCGAGCCGTTGCTGCCGCTAACAGGAAACGCAATCAAGCTAACGGCATTGACGCCAGCCGCTACGTTCACCGAAGACGAGATCCTGCCTGGCAGTTTCAGTAAGTCATTTCGCGCCGTGTCAGATCGGCAGGACTTCATCGCAGTGATGCTTTATCGCGAAGCCAACCCAAGCGAGATCGGCATTCAACGCACCAAACAGGTGGCTTACACCACCACGGCGCTAGACGCGCCAGTAGAGCAATTCGACATGACGGACTTCTGCGCCAGCCCAGACCATGCGGTGATCTATGCCAAGTATGAGCTGGCAAAACGCAAGTTTTCAACCCATACCATCAGCTTTCAAACGGCGCTGATCACCACTGGACTCAAGCCGACTGACATCATCAAAATCCAGCGGCAGCGAATCTCATCACGCGGCGACAATCGCACCGAAATTGAGTGGTATCAGATCACTGGCATCACCTACGGCACTGATGGCGGCAGTACGATTGAGGCAGAGCATTTCCCGGTGAGCGGTAGCGACATCGCGGAGATCAGCAACTCAATTGTTAACGGCTCATTCCGTGTGCTCTGATGGCTACCTTCCCTGCGCTGAAGCCAAACGGTAGATCACTGAGTCTCGGCAATACGCCGCAACTGGAATACAACGCTGTTAGCGGCGCAAATGTAAGGTTTTTGCAAGGTACAAAGCGAGTAGATCAAACGCTGACGTTGGCATACATCAGCATCAGCGAGTCAGATCTGTATTTGATCTACAACCACTACGAAGAGCAACAGGGCAGCTTGCTGTCATTTCCACTGCCGGCAATTATCTGGTCTGGTTACACAACCGTGCCCGTTAGCGAGGTTGATTATGAATGGCGATATGCTGGCGGGCTGTCGGTGACGCCTTCTGCAGTCAACCGCTTTAGCTTAGAAGTAACGCTGCAAAGCGCAATCATCTAGCCATGAGCACTTTCCCGTCGCTAGCGCCTACCACTCGGCTTTATGTCCCGGGCGATTTGCCGTCTGTATTTCAAATCAGCCTAAGCGGCAAGTCATCTGGATTCAGGCGCGGCAATAGGCGTATTGGGCAATCGCTCAGCATGTCATTTGAGTATTTGACCGAAGCTCAAATGCTGCTGATCAAAGATCACTACATTGATCGCCAAGGTACGTTTGATACGTTTTACCTATCAGCTGCAATATGGGGAGATCATGTCACGCCGCCAGTTCCACTGATCAGTGATTTTATCTGGCGGTATTCATCCGAGATTACCATTGCGGATACATCATTCGATAGATTTACTGTAGAGGTTGAACTTGAAACCGTACCCATTGATATTGGCGACTTGATATTTGATGCGCAGCAGGCGCCTAGCAGTCCGCTTAGACTGTATCTATTGGATGCAGGCGGCGCTGCGGCAACACCTGCGCGAGACTACATCATCAATCCCATAGGGGCGGCATGAGCACAACTCTTACGGCATTGATGAAGCAGCGGTATGACACCGCTGCCAACTGGACCGCTGCCAACCCGACGCTGCTGGCAGGTGAGATCGGGATTGAGTCAGACACCAAGAAATGGAAGCTAGGCGACGGCAGCACCGCATGGAACGGCCTGGGCTACATCCCTGGCCTGTCCATCAGCGCTTATCCGCTGGTCAATGCCGACATCGCCAGTAATGCGGAGATTGCCGTCAGCAAGCTGGCTGATGGCACCCCCCGGCAGCTGCTGCAGACCGATGCGGCTGGCACTGGCGTCGAGTGGGCCAGCAACATCGACATCCCTGGCACGCTGGACGTTACGGGCGCAACGACGTTCGACAACAACGTCATTATCCAAGGCGACCTGACCGTAAACGGTACCGAGACGATCATCAACACCCAGACGCTGGATGTTGAAGATAAGAACATCGTCATCGGCAAAGTCGTAACGCCGAGCGACATCACAGCCGACGGCGGCGGCATCACGCTGAAGGGCACCACCGATAAGACGATCAACTGGATCGATGCCACTGATGCGTGGACGCTGAGCGAGCACGTCAACATTGCCAGCGCCAAGGAGTACCGCATTGCTGGCACCAAGGTTTTGGATGCCACTTCGCTGGGCTCTGGCGTTATCAGCTCCAGCCTCACCAGCGTCGGCACCATCGGCACTGGCGTCTGGAATGGCACCACAATCGGCACCGGCTACGGCGGCACCGGCCAGACCACCTACAGCAACGGGCAGCTGCTGATCGGCAAAACCGATGGCACGCTGGCCAAGGCAACGCTGACAGCCGGCGCGGCAATCACGGTCACAAACGGCGACGGCAGCATCAGCATCGCCAGCACCGCTGTCACGGCTGTCACCGCCAGCACGCCGCTTAGCAGCACTGGCGGCACCACGCCAGCAATCAGCATTCAAGACGGCACCACTGCGCAGAAAGGTGCAGTGCAGCTCAGGGACTCGACCACGAGCAACAGCACCACCGAGGCGGCAACACCTAACTCCGTGTATCTGGTGGCTTTGGCTGCGCTCGATGCGTACAACCTGGCTGCGGCAGCACTGCCCAAGGCCGGCGGCACCATGACGGGTGACATCACGTTGAACGCACAATCAGATGTGCGCTTTGCGGATGCCGACAGCAGCAACTGGGTGGCATTCCAGGCGCCTGCCACGGTTAGCGACAACGTGACCTGGACGCTACCGGCAGCCGATGGTACGGCTGATCAGGTGCTTAAGACCAATGGATCTGGTGCGCTTGGCTGGGTGAGCCCATCAGTATCAGGGCCAATCCTTGAAAGCCAGCAGACGATCAGTGCAAACTACACCCTGAGCACTGGTTACAATGGGGTATCCGCAGGGCCTGTCGTGGTGTCTGCTGGCTTCTCTGTTACTGTCCCCGCTGGCGCCGTCTGGGCGATCATCTAATGGCCTTCGGAAAAGTCAAGGTTGATCAGATTGAGTCCAGCACTCAGGTGGTGGATGTCGATAACCTGATCACAGCAGCAAGCACCAGCACCCTCACCAACAAGACCCTCACCGACCCAGCCATCATCGGCACGATCCTTGAGGACGTGTTCACCATCACCGATGGGGCAGCCTTTGAGATCGACCCCGGCAATGGCAGCGTCCAGCTGATCACGCTTGGGGCTAGCCGCACACCCAAAGCCACCAACATGGTGGCAGGTGAGTCGATCACGCTGATGGTGGATGATGGGTCGGCTTACACGCTCACCTGGAGCGACGCCACCTTCGGCGGCTCTGGTGTGGTGTGGAAGACCAACGCAGGTGTTGCCCCGACACTTAATACCACCGGCTACACCGTGATTGTGCTGTGGAAAGTCGGCACTCAGGTGTACGGCGCTCGCGTAGGTGATGCGTAATGTCAGCTAAAGCACTACTAAGCGCATCAGTATCAGCGCCGCCTGCGGTTTACGTTGAGGACGTATTCAGCACCTACCTCTACACCGGCAACGGCGGCACGCAGACGATCACGAATGGGATTGATCTAAGCGGCAAAGGTGGGTTGGTTTGGATTAAGGGGCGCAGTGGTGCAACTGGGCACCGCCTTACAGATACCGCAAGAGGCGCCACAAAGTCGCTGGAATCCAACAGCACCACAGCAGAAGTAACTGAATCCACTGGTCTTACTAGTTTCAGCTCTACTGGCTTTGCTCTTGGTGCTGACGCTGACTACAGCACAAACGCAGCCACCTACGCCTCCTGGACCTTCCGCAAGGCGGAGAAGTTCTTTGATGTGGTGACTTATACGGGCAACGGCAGCAACCGCACCATCGCCCACAACCTTGGCAGCGTACCTGGCACGATCATCGTCAAGCGCACCGACACCACTGGCGACTGGCAGGTCTACCACCGCAGCCTTGCCAACACCGAATACATCGTGCTCAACAGCACTGCAGCAAAAGCAACTGGAACAACCCGCTGGAACTCAACAACACCAACCAGCACCGTCTTCAGCCTCGGTACTGACGCCACTGTGAACGCCTCCGGCGGCACCTACGTCGCCTACCTGTTCGCGCACGACGCTGGCGGGTTTGGCGATAGCGGGTCGGAGAGTGTGGTGAAGTGTGGGACGTTTAGTGGTACAGGGTTTGTTGATCTCGGCTGGGAACCTCAGTGGCTTTTGATTAAACCGTACACCCAAACGTATAACTGGGAAATGTACGACAATATGCGCGGCATGGCACAACCCGCTGGTGCTGGTTCTGCGCGTAGTCTGTTTCCCAATTTAGCCAATGCAGAGGCAGTCGGCGGCGGCATTAGTTTTGAAGCCACCGGTTTTACGCAAACCAGTTTTGGCGGTACATATCCGTGCATCTACATCGCCATCCGACGCGGGCCGATGAAGACGCCCACCGATGCGACGAAGGTGTTTAAGGCCACCTTTGGTGATGCTGACGGAATCGCGCCGGGATACGTTTCCGGCTTCCCGGTAGATACTGGTTTCCAATTCGGGAACCTTTCTGTTCAAAATCTAGGATATGTTACCTCTAGAATAACGGGTATAGGGTATCTAAATCCAGCAAGTATTGCCGCAGAGGTTACAGCCGGACAAGCTGCAAATACGTTTGACTTCCAAAACGGCTTTGTAAATACAACGGGAAATCTAACAGCCAGCTTCTCAATGCTCTTCCGCCGCGCCCCCGGCTTCTTCGACGTGGTGGCGTATACGGGGACGGGAGCTGCGCTTACCGTTAATCACAACCTGGGAGTAGCTCCTGAAATCGTCATTATCAAGAATAGGGGTGCAAGTGGTTACTGGATAGCAGGTGTCCCTTCGCTAATCAGCGGCTCTTATGCCGTCAACTTCAGCAGTTCCAACGCATTCTTTGATGCGGGAGCTGGCTTTTTGGGGAACGACTCCTCAAAGATTGCGCCTACAGCTACAAGCATCTCGCTTGGCTCAACTACTTCCAGATACAACGCTTCTGCAAACACCTACATCGCCTACCTCTTCGCCACCTGCCCCGGCGTCAGCAAAGTCGGCAGCTACACCGGCACCGGCACCACGCTCAACGTTGATTGCGGGTTTACAGCAGGCGCACGGTTCGTGCTGATCAAGCGCACAGATTCAAGTGGTGACTGGTACGTCTGGGACACCGCTCGCGGCATCGTCAGCGGTAACGACCCCTACCTGCTGCTCAACTCCCCCGATGCAGAAGTCACCTCAACGGACTACATCGACCCGCTGAGTTCTGGCTTCCAGATCAGCTCCACCGCCCCTGCCGCCATCAATGCAAGCGGTGGCAGCTTTATCTTCCTCGCTATCGCTTAATCATGGAACTTCGTAATCGCGCCACTGGCGCCGTCATCACCGATTCTCAGTTCCGCGCTGAGAATCCCCAGACCAGCTTTCCGCCGCAACTGACGGCAGAGATCATCGACAGCTTCGGGTATGACCCGGTGCTCGAAGGTCCACAAGCCACCACCATCCCGCCGTATCAGTACAGCCAACGCGACGGCGTGGTTGAGATCAACGGGCAGTGGTTCACCCACTACATCGCAGGCCCGGTCTTCACCGACTACACCGACGACGAAGGCGTGGTGCATACCGCCGCTGAGCAATACGAGGCCTATTGCTTCACCAAGGATGCAGCGCAGGGCAAGGCTGTCCGCGAGGATCGCAACAAGCGCCTTGCTGACTGCGACTGGACCCAACTCCCTGATGCACCCGTGGATAGCACCGTCTGGGCCACTTACCGCCAGGAGCTGCGGGATGTGACCGCACAGGCGGGCTTCCCGTGGGAGATCACTTGGCCTGAGGCACCGTAATGGCAGTAAAAGCAAAAACTGGCCTGTCGGGCACCATCCGCAAGGATCCGGTCAAAAAGACAACCCACCAAGGTAATGGTCGCCGTAGCAAGCCACGCGGCAGTCGTAAGCTACTGCGTGGCCAAGGCAAATAGCTAGACTGCCATCATGATCGAAGTCATCGCTGCTGTCGCCGGAGCATCTATCAGCGTGGCCGCAATGGGTGCCATGGGGTTCACGCGGCGCAATGATGAAGCACGCGATGCCGTCATCCGCTTAACCTCAGCGGTAGAGCATATCGCTACGCAACTGGAAGTGCTACACACCGACATCAAAGATGATCGCCGTGAAACATTTCAAAGATTGAATACAGTTGAGCAGCGCGTGACAAAGCTGGAAGCTAACCACTAGCGATGAAGGATCACCCGTACGCGGCAATCATCATCCGATCGGTGTTAGTGGTTTATGGGGTATGGGGTTGCGTTGTGATAACAGATCTATTCCTTTGCTTGCGTTCAATCAATGCCAGCTGTGAACCGCAACGATCTGAACTTCGTGGCGCAGCAACGGCCATACCAGCTACGCTATTGGCATGGCTGGCGGATTCGCCAATTACCGGCAACAAACCATGAAAGCACTCCTGATTAGAGCCGCCAAGTGGCTACTCAGAGCAGCGATGGATCAAATGCTGCGCGATAACTTGCCAGCGGTTTATGGCAAGATCGATCAAGATGTGCCCAAGCTGATTGAGCATGGTGCACCACCTGAAGTCATTGGCCGCGCAATTAGCGCCGCCATCAGCGATGCCACTGGCAAGCCTGCACTAAAGACGCAAATTGATGCAGTCATTGGTCTTTATAACCCCATCAGCGCAACTGTCAAAGCATTCAAGAAATGACAATTAAGCTGTCGGATTTGTTCCGGTATTACAAGCATGGCGCGCCACATCAAATGGCGGCAGTCGTTGAATTAGAGGCTGAGCTATTAAAGGTTGCACCGCAAATCTTTAATAGGGATCAGCCGTGGTACAAGACTTGGCAGCAGTCCGGTAAGCAGCAGGACCACAGCGCCGCCATCAAGCTCATTAAAGAGTTTGAGGGCTGCCACTTAACCGCCTACAAGTGCCCCGCTGGCGTGTGGACCATCGGCTACGGCACCACCACTGGCGTCAAGCAAGGCGACACCATCACGCAAGCGCAAGCTGAGCAGATGCTGGCGCGTGAAATCGACCGCATCGTTGAGCGGCTGCGCAGCATCCCGCATTGGAATGAGATGTCAGCTAACCAGCAGGCGGCATTGATCTCTTTTGCTTACAACCTTGGCGCTGGCTTCTACGGTGCTGCAGGATTTGAAACCATCAGCAAGCGGCTAAAAGATAAAGATTGGCGTGGTGTACCCGAAGCACTGTTGCTGTACCGCAACCCTGGCAGCAGCTTCGAGGCAGGCCTCAAGCGTCGCCGCGAGGCTGAAGGTAAACTATGGGCCAAAGGCTTGCCACAGGTTCAGCAGAGCGCCGTCAAGCTGTCACCCGGTAGTCCATTTGATGCGCGCATTACGCCGCATATCCAGCTCGGCGAGTTTGCGCTATGGCAAGAGGCGCGGCGGTTTCAGCATCAGCATCAGGTGGACACCGCAGCTGAGCTGGCTGCCTTTATCGAGCGTGCCCGTGCGCAATTTGGCGGCAAACCAGTGGTGATCACCAGCGGCTACCGCCCGCGTGCCATCAATGCAGCTGTAGGCGGATCTAGCGCCAGTGAGCACTTATACGATGCGCCTAGCGTTGGGGCTGTTGATTGGTACATCCGCGAGGTCAATATCAACCACGTCCAGGAATGGTGCGATGCCAATTGGCCGTATTCATTAGGGTATGGAGCGCCCAAAGGATTCGTACATTTAGGAATACGCAAAGGCCGCCCTAAAGTCCGCTGGGATTATTAGTGGATCACAGGATTGACGGCGCCAACCTCATCCCAAAACGCAGTGCAAAGCAGCAATTTAGAAACCAAATCTTTGAAGCATGGCAGCATCTCTGCGCCTATTGCGGCGAAGCAGCCGATACCTTAGATCACGTCAAGCCGCGCCATAAAGGCGGCGCTACGGTGACAACTAATCTCGTGCCTGCCTGTAGGCCGTGTAACCGCCGCAAAGGCAGTGACCATTGGCAGCAGTGGTTCAAGACGCAATCTTATTGGTTGCTGGATCGTGAGCTAGCGGTGCAGCAGTGGCTGTCATCTGGTGATAGAAAACTCTAGCCTGCCATTCTTGATGATGCTGTCTGCATATGCCGGCAACGCAGACGCGCCATACATCGCCGATTTGTTCAATTGTCACAGGATCCCAGTGGTGTGCCATGTAGTTCTCTTCCTTTGTTCAGCATCATTCTCAATCTAAGCATTGCAGCCTTTTCGATCTGCATCAGCCGAGTTGACGATACGCCAGTGGTTGATTCAAGTTCACGCCAAGTTAGCGGCTTTTGCAATCGCCGACTTCTGATGACATATTTAGAGCGGTCGTCTAGGTATTTTTCCATCAGGTCCATCATCTCTTGCGCTTGATGGCTTAGGCTCAGCTCATCGAAATCAATCGTAGATTGCGGATCTGCGATGACATCCAAAAGCGTAATGCTATCAGCTGATGGCGGTGTCATATCCAAACTGCATACTGCATAGCTGCGTTGGATTGCATCGTGGATAGTATTAACATCAACGCCAATCTCATCAGCAATATCTAGCAGCGACGGCGTGCGACCTAATCGATGGCCTAAATCCGAATGGGTGCGCGCTACCTTTGCCAGCAGATCATGCATACCACTCGGCAGCCTGATCATCGAATCATTCTGCGACAATGCACGTTGTATGCCTTGCTTAATCCACCAGTACGCATAAGTGCTGAACTTGTAGCCGCGTGAGTAATCAAACAATTCAACCGCACGCGCTAGGCCGATGTTGCCCTCTTGAATCAAATCCATGATCTCAAGCGACTTGCGCTTACGGCCTTCGTACTTTTTGGCGACGTGCACAACCAGCTGCAGGTTGCATTGAATGAACCGCTCGCGTGCACGTTGGCCACTGCGCACTAACCGATCCTCTGCTGGTGTTAAGTCGCGATCCAGCTGTTGCAGCTCACGCATCTTGGCGATGCGCCTACCGTACTGAATCTCTTGGTCCACCGTAAGCAATGGATACCTTGCGATCTCGTTAAGGTAGTTTTTTATAGATGACATGATGATCCCGCTGGTTCACACAATGGAAGCACAATTCCATGGTGCTGCCAACGCAAGTGCATTGCGCGAACTGCATAAACGCGGCGACATGAATGGGTTGCTGGAATATGCGCTGCTGTTGGCTGAGGCTGAAGCCAGCCAGCGGTCGCAAATTCATTGGTTGACGCAAGAGGCAATATCATCATGCGGCAGCATCCAGGCCTGGCATCTCGACGCTGCTAGGGAATTGCTTGGAGGGTGACACCATCGCATCGTTGTTGTAGTGACCCACATCGGCGTAACTAATCGCTGGCTTGCTGCTCATGCGGAAGAACACCATCTGCCCAATCTTTAGGCCCGGATAGAGCGGCAGCGATTGCAGTTGGCGGGCGTTCTTTAGCTCAAGCGTTAACGTGCTGCCATGCCACCCTGGATCTGCGTAACCGGCGTGCAGGTTTTCGTAGCCCTCTCGTGCGCGGCTTGACTTAAGAAAAAACAACCCCGCGATATCTTCTGGCATATTGAACGTTTCCATGGTTTGCGCCAAGATGAATTGCCCTGGCACCAACTCGTAAGGACGATCAACGGTGTATTGGCCGATATCCAATGGGATCATCTGATGCGATGACACCGATTCAAGCATGATCAAATTGCCAAGCCGCAAGTCCAGACTGGCGGGATTGATCAGGTCGCGGTGATGGTTTTGCACCATGCCGTCATTGATCAGGCTGAAGATTTCGTGATCCGAGAGAATTGTCATTGAGGTCTGGTGGTGGGTGTCCTGCCGTGCTTAGGCGTGCCTTCAAGCTCAGCAGCCATTTGCGCTGCAGCCCGGAGCATTGTACTAAGCGGAATGCCGCGAATGGAGCGATCCGCCATGTAACGTATCGCCAACCTGTATCCATGTGATGCGTTGCCATTTCCTAGCTTGCGGGCTAGTGCAATTTCATCATCTGTCACGCGGATATTTAACGTGCGATTGCGGATGCGTTTAGGGATCATTGGTTAGCTCAACAATGCGCTTACCTGGTTTCCATTTAATGCGGTATTTACTGAGCGGTTGTTCTGGGTCTTGGATGGTGTACCAGCGGTGGTCGCAGAACCGGCAGCGGCGCCTTCTAACTAACTGCTCCGCTTCGGTGTGAAAAGTGCAAACCACATAGGTGGCCCTGCCGCCACATTGGGGGCAGGGGATTTGTACGACGCAGCCTCTAGGCATTGCCCTCCAGCTCGGCGGCGATGGCCATCAGCTCGGCGCGTATGGCTGAGGCTGAAACGTCGCAGCAAGAATCGTATGGAAGGCGTGGCAGTGGCACCACCTGATCCGCAGCAGCTCGCAGGGCGGTGGCAAGTGCCGGCACCAGATCTTGGGCAATGTGATCAGCCCGTAGCGGGTGTGCCTTGAACGCTGTCAACACCGCCTGCGCGGCGGGGGAGAGGTCAGTCATTGAGTTGCTGCAGTGCGAGGCGGATGGTGAGGACCTGTTCAGGGGTCGGGCCTTGGTCATGAATGCCGTGAAGAGCGTCAAGCGCCTGCTCCTTCAAGCTCGGTGGCTTGGGGCGGCGGGCGGCGCGGAGCTTGTCTGCTGTTTCAATATCAGTCCAGTCGCGGACAAACCACTCAACACACGCCTCCAGCTCCTGGTTGGCGCCCCAGCGGGCGGCTAATGTTGCAAACTCACCTGGATTAGGTGGCCGTTGAGCCAACGGTTTAGCTATCTCAATCCAGTCTTCAATCAGCTCAGGCGGTGGGGTGATCGGGTGTTGGTCAGTCATCCTGCATCAGCTCCATTAGCCGCAGCATGTGCTCAGCAAAGGCAACGTGAGTCATCACTGCCTGAGGGTTAGGAGGGCGCTTGTAAGACGCCTCCCACCACTCCTTAAAAGCAATCTCAAGGGTGGCTTGGTTCATTAGAACACTGCCTCCTCGCTAGCAACCGCGCCACGGGGCATGAACTCAAACCGCTGAATGCTCAGGATGTGCTTACTGCGCTTGGCGCCAGTTTCTTTGTCGCTCCATTCTTGCCGGCGGATGGCACCTGTTATCAGGATGCTGTCGCCTTTCTTGAGTTTATCGACAATCAGCTCAGCAGACTTGCCCCATACTTCGCAGTCGATGGCATTGTTAATCCAATTGCCATCTTTATCTTTGCCCTCTTGAATACCACCAGCGAAGTTGGTGACAACAGTGCCGCTGTCAAAGGTGCGCATTGTTGGCTCAGTAATCAAGCGAACGATGCCAGTTGCGTAAAGACTCATGTCAGTTAAGTGGGGTGATGGAATTGGCCTCTTCAAAGGCCAGGACTTGGGCTAGTGGATACCGCACCCGTGGCGTACCAGCAGGGAAGCCGATACGCGGGATTGTGTAGTAGCTAGGTCCGATGTTGCGTGCGCGTTGGTTTTTGATGGCTGCTGGCTTTAGCCCCCAACGTGCCGCCAGTTGGTCAGTTGTGAGATACGGTTCAGTCATTGCGTGTCGTAAAACCTCCAGTTGATGATCTGTTGAATCACAGGAAACATGCCGGCCCAGACGCCCCACGGTTCGCCGGGAAGTGTTGGGTCAGGGATGGCCTGAATGGATCCCCAACGCGGGAAGTCGGAATGGACGCCGCTGTTGTTCCAAAACCAGCGCCCGATGTATCCGCCAGTGCTGGTGATCGCCATGAAGGTGGGGCGGGTGGGTTCAGTCATCGGCAAACGGATCCTCTTCGTTGGCGGGCGCTGCTAGCTCTGACTCCTTAGCTAGCGCCAGCTCAAGCAACTGCTGGTTTTGCTCATCGCTTAGGTCACCCTTGCGGGTTTCCATGCGTTTGGTAACTTCCTGCAGCTTGGTGAGCGTATCAGCCTTGGCAATCGCTACCTTGCCGGCCTGAAATACCTTTGCATCACCTGCCGCCTTGGCGGGCAGTGCCGGCGCAGGTGCTGCGGTTACCGTCACCGGCTCAACTGCCTGATCCATCTCATCAGTGCTGTAGACGCCGCTGAGGTCAGCAGGAAATGCCTTGCGGAGCGCCAGGGCCTCGGAGCATTTGGCGATCATCGCTGCGGGCATTTTGGACCAAAGGCCTTGGCCGGCGTTGTAATCAGCAAAGCGGGCGACGCCTACGAACGGATGGTTAGCGCCTTTGCGGTGCAAGATGGTTTTGGCTGCTGCAGGTGGCTTGCTGCCAAGCCATACATCAGTCCATTGGCCATCTTCTCCGCACCAATAAGTTTCGGATCCGTCAAGCTGGCCAGTGCGCTCCGCAATGCTGCGCAGGCCGTCAATGCCGGCTTGAATGGTCATCTTGCCGCCACGCTTGATGGCGTAGATCTGCTTGCTGAACGGATCTAAGCCGGTGCGCTGGCAGGCGTAGGCAAACAGCCGCAGCTCATCAGTACTACAGCCTGGGGCGATGGTGGTGGAAATTAGCTGCGTCTGCTCTGGTGTCCAGAGGGCAAGTGTGCTCATCAGAAGTCAATAGTTGGGGTCGTAGATAGCGCCCATTTGGGCATTGCGATGATGTCGCAGGTGGTGGTGTAGCTCGGCCATTCATTGATGGCACGGCAGTCGCTGATGGTTTGCAAGCCAATGCGGCATTGCTCAGCACCAGTGGCCATGGCGTCAGCATCCAGCTCGTACACGCCAACGGCATACGGGTAGGTCTTCTCCACTGCGATGAAGACAAACCGATCCGCAAATGTGCCGTTGAGGTAGTGGCTGGCCTGCGTATGATAGCCGAAGGTGGCGCAAGCGCGGGCAAAGGCGCCAGGGCTTGCGTCCTGGCAGGTCTTGAGATCCACGATGGTGGTGCCTTGATACCAGTCAGGCCGGCACTTGCAACGCTGGCCGGTTGCCTTGTCATCCCACCAGAACGACTGCTCAGCCTTGCCATCAGCTAGCAGTGCGGCAGCGTATGGATGCTGGCGGACACTGGCGGCCATGCTGAGGGCTAGCGCCATGTCGGTGTTGGTGACAGCCTCAATGCCATCAGCGGCCATGCGCTCAGCCTGCTCTTTGCCGGCTTTGGTGTTGCGTGGACCGCAAACGCCATAGCGCTGCAGCAACTCATCAGGTTCCAGCACTGCGCAATGGGCGAGGCTGCCCAGCCGCATTGCTGCGGTTGGCTCAACCACTGGCCGCCGCGGGTCTACATACCGGCTCCAGTAGTGGTAAGGCGATTGCATCACCGCCTTGAGGTGGCTGGCGCTGATGGCTGGGTCGGCGTGGTATTCGGCGTTGCTGTTCATGCCGCTATCCCGCTGCGCATGGTTTGATGCAACCTGCTGGCAGTGCCATAGGTGGCAACCATCTCAGGGAATGCCTGCAGGATGCGGCGCTTGTTGTTGGGGTCAGCGGCGAGGCCAGCATTGCCCATTGCTTGGTAAAAACTGCCGGCGTACTTGCTGGCGGTAACAAAGGTCCAGTAGATGTCGGATTCGCTCATGGCTTGAGGTTGGTATTGCAAGCGGGATGGTTGTGGTATGCCTGCACGGCTTGGTCGCGGCCACCGGAGTAGCCAGCGGCGTAGATGACGCACAGCAGCAGCAAGGCGCTGATGCGGTTGATCCAAGGGTTGGTGATCATGGTTTGGGTCGCAGTGTGTGGTTGCCAGATTGGGTGCGGCTCTGGCGGGCCGCTTGGGGTCAGTAGATCAGCTCGATGTCAGCGCTGTAGCCCTGCTTCAGTGCGCTTGCGTATTGCTTGCGGGCGGAAGGCTTAAGGGAGGTGCGGCGCTGACCGTCGTAGCTGGCCTCAAAGGTGCGGCCATCAGCTTGCAGGAACAGAGTCTTGCCAACAATGCTGACGGCTTCTTGCTGATCAGTTGTTTCAAAGATCAGCACGCTCTGGGTGGTGGTACCCTCGGCGCTGATCTCAGGCTGGCAAGCCAACACGGCGCGGGTCACGTTGTAGGCGCCGTAGGAGCTGCGGAAGGTGGTGACGGTCATGGCTCTCGGTGTGGGGTGGAAGCTCTCGCCTCCTGTCCCCGTATCCTACACCCTGCGCCGCCGTCGTCAACCCTGTGCAGTCACAATCCGCAACGCGTCCTCAACTGACCGTGCCACGCCTGCAATGCCGCCTGCCGCCTGGACCGTATCCATCCATGCCTGCTGCTCGGGTCTGAGCCTGCCGGTTGGCGTCTTCACCTCGATGCTGGTGAATACCGCCACCTGCTGGCCCACCATGTCGGGGGTAATGGTGATGCTCCGGTAGCCGATGAGGTCGGCGCTGCCTTTGCACAGGCCAAACTGCACCGGCCTGCCGTGCTGGTCTTTGAGCGTGCCGGTGTTATTGCGGAAGAGCCTGGTATTGCCGGTTGAGCAGGCTATGCGGATGTGTTGCTGGATGGACTGTTCAGATGCCAAGGCTTAGCTGCTCAACCGGTGCGGGCAGCGTAACGGCTCCCCATTGCTGCGCCATGGCATCGGCCACGCCTATATATGTACGGCTGCGCTCTTTCCACCTGTTAGGCCCCGGCGGCATCCGATGCACCTTGGCCTCACGCCCATCAACCACCTGCGTTGGCTTTAGCAGCGGTAGGTTCTTCAGCCACAAGCACGTTGACTTGGTTTCGCCGTGGCCAAACCACCACGGCTGGATGATCTGACTAGGTGGCCTGATGGCACTGCTGATGATGCTGACCGGGTTTTCGATGCACCACCTATCTATTGGTGCCGCCATCAGCAGCCGCACAAAGTCCAAGGCCTCAACCTGCTGCTGTTGCTTGCGGTGAAAGTGCCTGCTGCCAGAAACGGCCAGATGGGTGCAAGGCGGGCGCGCCACCATCAGATCCCAGCCATCACCTAGCAACTCCTCAACCGGTTGCTGCAGGTGCCATTGCGGGTCAACCTCGCATTCCAGCAGGTCACAGCTCCACGCGTCGTGCCCGCGCCTACGAAATGCATCGCGGACGCGGGCGCTGTACTCGCAGGCAACTAAGACGCGCACTCAGAGGGTATCGGCGTAAGCGGTCATTGCTGCTTGGCGAGCCTTGGTAGCTGCCACCATGGCTGCGTGCAGCTTGGCTTGCTTAGCGGTCACCTTGCTGCCTGCGGGACCGGCTGCGGCGTAGAAAGCGTCTTTGGCGGCCTTCTCGGCGGCTTTGAACTGAAGGACTTGCTGGAGGGTCATGGTTCTCGGTTTGGGGTGCGGCTCTTGTCCGCTGTCCCCTAACAATACACCATCTGCCGCCATGCGCAACCGTAGCCGGTCACATTCCGTAACGCTTAGCCAGTCGCGCCTGGTAAACCCGCTCCGCCCAACCAGGTTTATAGCGTCGCTGACGTGCTAGCTCGCGGAGATCATCCAGCGACTGCGCAGAACCTTGCTCTCGCTTGCGCTCACGTGCCGCCACCTCCACCAGCTCACCATCAACCTGCCGCAACTCCCTGCGCTCTGGTGGCGCGAACACATGCCCGCACTCGCGGCACGCCTGCGCAGTGCTGATGCTGGTGGCAAAGCATGTAGGGCACACCTTGACCGATGGGGCTGCGTCGCGGTCGCGCTTCTTTAGCCCCTCCAGCGTCCACTCACGCGGCTCTAGGTGGTGGCCAAGCCGCAGTGTGTTGCCGACATGATCCAGCACTACCGCACGCTTGCCAGGTTGTGGGCGCAAACAACGGCCAATCATCTGCAGGTGCAATGCCACTGATGCCGTAGGCCGCAGCAGGATGCAGCCGCCAACGCTTGGTACGTCCACGCCTTCACCGATGAGCGCGCAACTGGTCAGCACCTTGAGCCGACCGGTGCCGAGGTCGCTGAGTAGCTCCCGCCTAGTGCCGGCATCCATGCTGCCATCGATGCTGGCCGCGGCGATACCAGCCGACTGGAACAAGGCAGCTACCGCCTCAGCATGGGCCACTGAGCAGCAGAAGGCAATCGCTGTCTGGCCTAGCAGGTGTTTGCGGTAATGGCCAAGGCAGTCGCCCATGATCGTGCCGACGCGCTGCTCGGCTTGCTTGGTGTCGAAATCACCCATCCGCTTACGCAAGCCGGCTGAGTCAAACCCCGGCGGTGCTAGCACCTTGGCCGCAGCGAGGAATCCGTCATCCGTCAGCTGCTGCGCAGTTGGACCTTCCACCATCGCTTGGTAGTGCTCACCTAGGCCGCGACCGTCACCGCGTATCGGCGTTGCGGTGACGCCTAGCAGCTTGGCAGCTGCAAAGTGCTCGATGACCTTGGCCCATGTGCCGGCGGTGGTGTGGTGGGCCTCGTCAACCACTAGCAGCTGAAAGAAGTCACGCGGCAGCAGGTGCAATCTCCGGGCTACGGTTTGGACTGATGCCACCTGTACGGCGTAGGACAAGTCCATGCTGCGGCTGGCGCTGATGCGGCCATGGGGTACGGCCATCGCCCTGCTGGCTTGATCTAGAAGCTCCTGCCGATGCACAAGCACCAGCACGCGGTTGCCCTTTTTGGCGGCTTGCTCGGCGATGTAGCTAAAGCACACGGTCTTGCCGCCGCCGGTCGGCAGCACTGCTAGGACTGCCTTACGCCCTAGCTGGTATTGCAGCCGGATGTCGGTGATCAGTTGTTGTTGGTAAGGGCGGAGGTGCATCACACCAGCACCCCCTGCTTATTGCTGGCAACTTCCGTCAGGTTCTTCACGGCGCAGTTGTAATAGGACGGTTTCAGCTCAAAGCCGACAAACCGGCGATCCATCTGCAGGCTGCAATAGCCCTCGCTGCCGATGCCGGCAAATGGCGACAGCACCAGGTCGCCTGGGTTGCTCCATAGCTGCAGGCCGCGACGGATCACCTCAAGCTGCAGCGGGCAGATGTGGCGCTCATCCTCATTAGCTCGTGCGCTGCGGTACTGGAGCGTATCCGATGGGTTGATGTCCATCCAAACCGGGCTGGCATACCGCTGCCAGATGTTGATCGAGTCTTTAATCGGATCCTTGCTTTTGGGTGGTGGATTCTCGCCTGCAAACTCCGTGAACGGTCCAGCGACAGGCTCCGGGTTGTCGCCCAGCTTGCGCACGGTCACCAGGTAGTCCGGGATGCCCTGGCGGCTAAGCGCTGAGTCCTTGCGCACTTGCTTATGCAGCAGGCCAATGGCTTTGGTGCGCTGCATCGCGGTGACTGGATCCTTCCAGATGCACACCTCGCTATGGAATACAAATCCTGCAGCCTGGAAAATGCGCAGCATGTCACCACGGAAGTCCTTCACACCAATAAAGCCATCGCGTTCTTTACTGCTAGGCAGATTCATGCAGTGGAAGCTAATCAACCTGCCAGGCATCATCACGCGATGCAGCTCCTTAGCCAGGAATACAAAGTGATCGAAGAACTCCTGATTGGTGCGGCTGTTGCCCATATCACGGTCGCTATTGCTGTAGGTGTACAGCGACGCAAACGGCGGGCTAAAGATGCTGTAGTGGATGCTGTCTGAGTCAAGCTGTTTAATGCTCTCCACGCAGTCGCCCATGTACATGTCCCAGTTGTCGCCGGACTTGTGCTCAGTGACATGCGGTGCCACTTGGCGCTGAATCTTTTTGAGTTGTTCCATGGTTTGTTGCTTCATGATTTCAACCATTGATTGGGCCATTTGGATGCTGTCCGCTTCTTTGCGGCGGATGTTTTCAATCACGCGACCCTCGCCTACGTCGTAGATGATGTGCGCATTAACTGGTTGCTGCTGGCCAAACCGCCAGCACCTACGGATGGCTTGATAGAACGCCTCGTAGCTATGACTCAGCCCAACAAATGCCACGTTGTGGCACCGCTGGAAGTTCAGGCCAAACCCAAAGATGCTGGGCTTGCTGACCAGCACGCGGATTTTGCCATCTTGAAAGTCGATGGCCGCTTGCCGCTTATGGTCATCACTATCAGCGCCGCACACCTCGACAGCGCCAGCAATAGCAGCAGTCAGCGCTTTGCTCTCATCATTGAGATCGCACCACACCAGCCACTGCTCACCGTTGCTATTGGCAAGCTGTGCTGCAGCGTCAACCCGCAATTGCAGGCTTGCCTTACGCACCTTGCGCTGATCGTTAAGGCTGCGGGCCTCCATGGCAAATAACGCCATCTGGCCTGCGTCATCAGCGACCGCCTCGCGTGGTGTCTCCACCGTGCAATCTTGGATCTGCAGCGCTGGCAGCACGAAGTCGCCATCGTCATAGCCCAGATCCGATGGCTTGCGGATCGTCACCGCCCAACTGCACACCCACTCCCAGAACTTGCTTTGCGCGTGACCCTTAAGGCGCCATTTAGCGGTGTCGCCGCCGTCATGCACGAAGAACATGGCCAGCATCTCAGTACGCGTCATGACCCCAATGAACTCGGCATGATTGCCTAGCTCCATGTGGTCATTGGGCGCTGGCGTAGCTGAGCACGCCAGCCGGTATGGCGTCTGCGCAAATGACTCGATGATCTGGTTGCGGGTCTTGCCCGTGTATGACTTGAGGATGCTGCTCTCGTCCAGCACCACACCTGCAAAACTGCCGGCGTCAAAATGCGCCAACTTCTCATAGTTGGTCACCGTGATGCCGGGCTTCACCTCAGCTTGCGTTGCCGCAAACTGGCATGGGATGCCGAACTTGCTGCCCTCACGCACGGTCTGGTGGGCTACCGCAAGCGGCGCCAACACAAGCACGTTGTCGCCGGTTTCTAGGTGCACCTGATGCGCCCACTCAAGCTGCATGGCAGTTTTGCCCATGCCGCAGTCGGCCCAGATGCAGAACTTGCCGACGCGGCACGCCATGGTCACGATGTCCCGCTGAAACGGAAACAGCGGCGCCGTAAACCCCTGCGGGTCAAACCCCGCAACAGGTGCGGCAGTTGATTTTGAAGCTAGGAAGTCTTGGTAGGTCATCGGTACGGTCCTGGCACCTTGCTGCCGTGGTGATCGGATAATTGCAGCAGCGCATTTGCAATCACGCCTTGCCTGTCTTGAATGCACTCAAGGGCTTGGGCAATGCGCTCTAAAGTTTCAATCAATTCTTCGTGGTGTCGCGTGGTTTCCATGATGGGTGCCGCGTGCCTTGACACCGTAGACTAACCGTATACACTTGTCAAGCCACTGGCCGGACCCAATGCCGCTAGCCCGACCAATACCGCTGCGCCTTGCGCCAAATCAGCTGCAATGGCTGGATTCTTGGCGTGGTGACACTTTGTCTCGCAGTGCCGCCATCCGGCTGCTGCTGGATCAGTCGATCCGACTGCACAGCGATGGCATCCTGCCCTCCACTGGATCATTGGTGGTGAAGTGAAGGAAATTGACTTTTCAGAAGCCCGTCGGTTTATTGCCCTACTCGGCAAACCGGCAGGCACCATCAGGCTGCGTGCCTTTCTTCACAAAGAGCACCAAGACAAGGCATCCGACAAAGGCCGCAAGGGTGGCGCCCGCAAGCCGCTGATCAAGCAGTGGCAAGCCGAGGGCCGCGGCGTTTATGTCGTCATCAATGACGGCGGTGATACCAATGCTGAAATCACTGCCTGCCGCGCATTCTTTGCCGAATGGGATGATCGGCCTCGTGAATGGCAACTCACCGCATGGCAGGAACTTGGCCTGCCCGAACCCACGTTTCAAATCGATACCGGCGGCAAGTCCATCCACAGTTATTGGGTGCTTGCTGATCCCATCACCCCGCAGCACTGGGAGCTAGTCCAAGCTCGACTGCTTGATTACTGCGATGCCGACCGCAGCATCAAAAACTCATCCCGTGTCATGCGGCTGCCAGGCAGCTATTACGCCGAAGCGGATGGCAGTCTCGGTGACATGTGCCGCATGGTTACCAGCGCCGGCCATCGCTACAGCGTTGCTGATATCGAAGCGGTATTGCCATCTGAGGCCTATTACCAGCATGAGCAACCCGCACAACGGCACGCCGAATCTATTGATCGTGGCATTGACGAGATCCGCGAAGCACTCGCTGCAATACCACCACGCACGCCTGGCACTGGCACCTATCACATCTATCGCAACATCTTCTGGGGTTTGATCCAAGCCTGCGATAACGCCGAGCAGGCCATTGATCTCATGCAGGCGCACAGCCCGCAATGGCAAGGCCTACCTCAGATCGCTGCATCCGGTGGTGACCGCATCAATGCCGGCACATTTTGGTACTGGGCTAGGCATCACGGTTGGCGGCCACCGCTGCCCATGCCCAAGGCAAGGCGTGAGCGCTTAGAGGCTCCTAGTGATGGCGAGGTCATCAATCTGCAGCTTTATGACAAGACCGGCACCGACTGGCTTGACCTGACCGTTGCCCATGTCTTCAGGCATCCCCGCGACCGCTGGATTTGCGTTGATGGCATTCTTCATGTCTGGAACGGCACGCACTACCAAGCCAAACCTGATGACGAGCTGGCGCCGCAGCTAGCCGCATTCCTCTCCATGATCCACGTCATAGACGGCAAATCTGGCGAGCCTTGCTACCCATGGCGCCGCCCGCGTTATGTCGATGAGGCCCTTGCGTGGATGCGTCGGTTGCTGGAACCAGTACCCGTCAACCCAACCAATGCCATCAACTGCCGTAATGGCGTGGTGTCCTGGTCATGGTCTGGCAAGAAACTAGACCTCACCTTTGCGCCGCATGATCCCGATGTGGCATTTACCTACGTCACTGCTTACAACTATGACCCTGAAGCCAATGCCCAGCACCTCTGGCGTTTACTTGAAGCGGTAGAGCCCAATGATCGCGATACCTTGCAGCGCATCCTTGGCAGTGGCCTTGATTTAGCTAAGTACCGCGCCATACGCGGCAGGCCTCGTGCGGTGCTCATGATCGGTGAGGGCAGCAACGGTAAAGACACCATCCGCACCGCCCTACGTGATACCCTCGGCAGTCGTAATTTCACCTCCTGTACACTGGCCGACTTCCGTCAATACGACCAAGGCCGTAAGTTTCCTATTGCGCCATTGCGTGGTGCATCGGTTAACTGGTCCAGTGAGAACTCGCAATTTGTCAGTATTGACAACCTTCAATCATTAAAGGCTGCTATCAGTGGCGAGGAATTGTCATATGAACTCAAAGGCGTGCAGGAGTCCCAGTTTGTTCCTTCGGCATTGTTTGTTTTTAACCTCAACAAAGATCCATCCCTTACTGGTGAGCAGGCTGCTATTGAGACGCGGTTTCATGTCTTCAAGTTCCGTAAGACCTTTATGGCAACACCTACAGAGCCAAGCCACATCCAAGCCGATCCCAAGCTCAAGGATGATCCCGACTTTATCCAGCAGCAGATATGCCCTGCATTCCTTAACTGGTTGCTAGAGGGCATGGCCATCAGCATTGCAGATGGCATTGATTACACAACTGGCAGTCAAGCAATGCAGGACGTTCGCAGAGCTAGCTGTCACCTATGGGACTTCTGCGATGCTATCGGACTGACCTACGAAGACGATGCGTCGGTGTCAACAAGGCGCGTATGGGATGCACTGCAAGAATGGTATCGAGAGGAGGGTTATTTGGATCAGTCTGGTAGATGGCTGATGGACCCGCCAAGTGATCGCACCGTCAAGGCGCCACGGTTGCTGGTGGCTGCATTGCGCCAGATCTTCCCCAAAGTTGCGTCCGAACGGGAGCCCAGCAAAACCCGAGAGCGTCTCATCAAAGGTCTCAAGTTGGATCAGTGGACATGATTTCGGACGCAACTTGCGTCCGATCGGACGCTAGTCGGACGCAAATTTCGGACGCAAGATCCCTGTCTCTATCTACCTTTTCACCTCTTCGGACGCAAATAGGGGTAAATCAAATCAGGTATTTACAGAGAGGTGGGAAGTGTAACGGGGTGAACATTTAATTACGTAGGGGGGGGATAGGGGAAATGCCCTTTTTGCGTCCATCGTTGGTATGACTGGGTTTTTTGCGTCCGACTTGCGTCCGCTTGCGTCCGAACCCAGTATTCATGCGGGTTTTAGCGTCCGACCTACTATTGGCACCGTCTGCACCACCAAAATGCAAGAAATTAAAGTTCGATTCAACCCCGAAGACATCCAGCACCTGGAACGCCAAGCTGCTGCTGCTGGCACCAACCGCACGGCGCTCATCCGTGACAGAGCGTTAAGTGGTGCATTGCCACGGTTGACCACGGCGGCGTACCATGCGCTGGTGGCTGATGCCGCGGCCTACATGCGCGGCGATCTGCCCAAGCTGCAAGTTGAAACACTCATCGCTTATGTCATTACCCGACTTGATCAACATTCCCGCCAAGCAGACGCCGGTCATCAATCGGCTGCATGACGCCATGACGCAGGCGCAGGCATACGCCGATGCCATCCGCGACAATGCCCAAGATGACGGCGCCGCCATCCCCTTGGATCTCGTGGCGTCCTTTCAAGACACCTATGACAAAATCATTGCTGCACTTTCCGCTGCCGCTAGTGTCTGATCCGGTTAACCATCCCAGCCACTACACCGCTGGCAGCATCGAATGCATCGATGCCATCCAAGCCGCGCTCACCCCTGAGCAGTTCACCGGCTACTGCCGCGGCAATGCCATCAAATACATCTGGCGTGCTGACCGCAAAGGCGGCACCCAAGACATTCAAAAAGCAATCTGGTATCTCAACCGTGCAATTCACAACCTGTCAATTTGATCTCGACAACGCCTTGCGCACTATTGCGCCAGCCATTGGCGTCCGCAGCACACACCCGATTCTTGACTGCTGCCTGATCCAAGCCGCAGGCGGCACCATGTCCGTCACCGGATTCAACCTGGACCTTGGCATCACCGTTACCGCGCCAGCCGTGGTTGACACTGAAGGCGCCGTAGCGCTGCCATACAGGCTCCTGGCGGGCCTTGTGAGCCGCATGGATGCCGATGAGGCTGTAACGCTGCACGATGGAGGTCTGACGGCTTCCAGCGGCTCCTACGGGCTTGCGGCCCAGGATGCAGCGGATTACCCCGCCATGCCTGCTGTAGAGGCTCCTAGCGCTGAGCTAGCCCTATCGGCTGGTGTACGCGCCTGCATGACCGCTGCCAGCACCGATGCAAGCAAAGCCCTGCTGCAAGGCATTCACCTTGCCAACGGCCACATGGAGGCCACCGACGGGCACCGCCTCATGCGGTACGCGGTTGACCTCCCCGACGGCATTGACTTGGTGCTACCCGCCAGCACCATGCGCCTGCTGCAGGATCGTCACGTTGGCATCGCGTCAGCAGGTGGCCAGTGCGTCATCGACGCTGGTGATGGCATCACCATCTACAGCCGCATCCTCGACGGCACCTACCCCGATATCACCAAGCTGATCCCTGCTGATTTCAAGCACACCATCACCATTGACCGGCACCGCTTCACCCGTGCGCTAGAGCGTGTTGCCATCATCGCCGATGCTCACAACTCCATCGTCAAGCTGGAAGCCGCAGGCGGCACCATTGCCATCACTGCTGAATCTGACGCCAATAACGGCAAAGAGCTGCTCAAAATTGAAGGCACCGCTAAAGGCACCTGGGCATTCAATGTCCACTACTTGCTAGACGGCATCAAGGCTTTCAAGCCCGCAGAAGCCATTACCCTGTCCGCAAATGCACCAACCACACCAGTGGTGCTAACACCCGCAGGCATTGATGGTGTAACGTATCTCGTAATGCCGGTGCAGATTAAAGGGTAAGCTGTTTGCATGGCCAAGAAAAGCACTAAGGATGAGATTCAGAACCGCGTCAACGTGGTTTATGACCTCATCCTGCGTGCTCACAGCCATAATCAAATTGTTCAGCACGGTTCCGAGCTATGGGGCGTCAGTGAACGCCAAGTGCGGGATTACATGGCTGAAGCGCGTAAGCTGATTGCCCTTGATTCGGAACTAGAACGTCCGCAATGGCTGCAAGCTGCACTAGCGCGACTGCAGGATTACGAGCGATTGGCACGAGATAAAGGCAACCTAAGCGTCGCCATTAAAGCTCTAGAGGATCAAGCAAAACTGCTGCGGTTTGAGATGTCATGAGCCTGCTAGCAGGCATCGTGCAACCCGGCAAGCTGCTTGGGTTTATGGATGTTGCTACGCAGGAAGACACTGGGGATTTACTGGATCGCATCCGCGCCGACCTGCATCCAGGGCAACTTGCGTTTGTCGATGACACCGCCACGCAGATCATCGGTATCAGTGCTGGCTATGGCGCTGGCAAAACCCGTGCGCTATGCGCCAAGGCGGTGATGCTTGCCGCTGTCAATCAAGGCTTTATCGGTGCTGTGATGGAGCCGACTGGACCGCTGATCCGTGACATCTGGCAAAACGACTTCGATGATTTTTTAGATGCTTACGAAATCCCCTACACCTTTAGGGCTAGTCCGCTGCCTGAATACACGCTGCACCTACCAGGCGGTGACACCAAGATCCTGTGCCGATCCTTTGAGAACTGGTCACGCATCATCGGCTTGAACCTTGCATGGGTGTTAGCGGATGAGATCGACACCGTGACGCCCAGCATCGCCAACAAGGCATTCCCTAAGATTCTTGGTCGCTTGCGGTCTGGCAATGTCCGCCAATTCGGCGCTGCATCCACGCCAGAAGGTTTCCGCTGGATGTGGAACACATTCGGCAGTGAAGAGGCACAAGGGCGTGAGGATCGCAAGCTCATCAAGATGCGGTCAGTAGATAACCCGCACCTGCCGCCGGACTTCATTGAGCGGCTGCAGGCCAACTATGACCCGACGATGCTGCGGGCATATCTTGATGGTGATTTCGTCAACCTTGCTACCGGCACGGTTTACGACCGCTTTGATCGTCTCAAGCATGTAACCGCTGAGCTGCCAGACCTTGACCGCGAGCCATTGCGTATCGGCGTTGACTTTAACGTTGGCAACATGTCTGCTGTTATCGCCGTACGCATGGGCGACAAGCTGCTAATCATTGATGAGATCAGCGGCGCGCATGACACTGACGCCATGGCACAGGAGATCAAGTCGCGCTACCCGGATCGGCGGATGTACGTCTACCCAGATGCCAGCGGCGGCAACCGCAGCACCAACGCAACCCGCACTGACATCCAGATTCTGGAGTCCTACGGGATGTCCAACCAGTCGCCTAAGGCAAACCCTCCCGTTCGTGATCGGGTGGCTGCTGTTCAGGCTCTGCTGGAAAACGGCAAAGGGCAAGTCAGGATGCAAGTGTCAGAAACTTGCAAGCGGCTGATCGAATGCTTAGAGCTGCAGTGCTACACCGAAAAAGGCGACCCCGACAAAGACGGCGGCCATGACCACATGAATGACGCACTGGGCTATCTGATCTGGCGTGAGTTCAACCCCCTGCACGCAGGTGCCGGACGTGGCACAGGCGTGCGCCTCTACTGAGCAGGGTTGCCAACGGCTGCCGATGGTGTACACTATGGGGACAGCCGGCAAGACCGGCACCCCAAACCGAGCCATGACCTACACCGCCATTTGCCTCGACGACTCCGTTACCACTTGCGACTGCTGTGGCCGCAAAGATCTCAAGGCCACTGTGCTGATGCAGTCTGATCTTGGCGAGCTGGTTCACTTCGGCCAAGTCTGCGCCGCCCGCAACAGCGGCAAGACTCGCCAGCAGGTCACCAAAGAGATCCGCGCCGAGCGCGATGCAGCTTTTGGCCGCGCCAGCAACCAACTGATGGATCTGCGCCGCTCAGGCACCAAGCTCACCCGTGAGGTGATCCGCGAGGTGGCCGCCAGCTTCCGCGCTGATGCCAAGCTGCTGATCCAGCAATGGGCATGACTTGCCACGACTGCGGCGGGCCGATCGGTCAAGACAAAGGCCCGCCCAATGGCTGGCAACTTGAGGATGGCCGCACCGTATGCCACGCGTGCTGCGTCGTTGATTTTCGCGGGCTGGTTGATGCTGCGCTCAACAGCTTTAGCGAGCAGATTTGCCGTGATCTGCTACCCTAAGCAAGCCCAGCAATTCCATACCAAATGCTGACCGGATCTGAACTGCTCGCCAAAGTCAAGGAGCTTGGCAGCTGCAATAAATCTGAGATCGTCCGCGAGTGCGGCTACATCAAAGGCGACAAGCTGTGCTTCACGCAGTTTTACGATGCGTTGCTTGAAGCAAAAGGCGTTGAGCTGAGCCCACCCAAGAAGATGGGCCGCAAGCTCAGCCATAAGGCTAAAGTCCAATTCAACGGCAACCTGATGGTTGGCTCGGCCTATGTCGAGCAGATTGGTTTCAAACCTGGCGCTGAATTTGAAATCAAACTAGGCCGCAACAGCATCACGCTGGTAGCTGCTTAAACTGTTGGCATCGCAGGCGGCCTAATGTATTCCGGCTTTAACGCATACGACAGGCCGCTTGCCAAACGGCAGGTCACAAAGGTCAACGATCCTAATACCATTTGGTACGCACAGGAACCGCATTGGCTGCTGATCGAAGACTTGATGCAGGGCACCTACGGGATGCGCCGCAAGCATCGCCGTTACCTGCCGCAGGAGCCACGCGAGCTTGACGAGTCCTACGACAACCGCTTAGCGCGTAGCGTCTGCCCGCCGTACTATCAGCGGCTTGAGCGGATGCTGGCTGGCATGTTGACCCGTAAGCCAGTGCGACTGGACGACACTAGCGACACGATCCGCGAGCAGTTGTTTGATGTTGACCTGCAAGGCAATGACCTCAACGTTTGGACCTACGAAACCGCACGCCAATTGGTCCGTTATGGCCACGTTGGTACATTGGTGGATGCACCGTCTGATGGGGGTCGGCCCTATTGGGTGACATACACCCCAAGGCAAATCCTTGGTTGGCGCAGTGAGCTGCAAGATGGCCAGCAGCGTCTCACCCAGTTGCGGCTGCTGGAATCAACCATCGTGCCCGATGGCGAATACGGCGAGAAAGCAGTGGAGCAAGTGCGGCTGCTAACGCCTGGCGCCTACCAGCTGCATCAGAAAGATGATCAGGGCGAGTTCCGCATCATCGATGAAGGCACCACCAGCCTCGATCAGATCCCATTCAGCGTCGCTTATGCCAACCGGCATGGCTACATGGAATCACGGCCACCGCTTGAGGATATCGCCGAGCTGAACCTAAAGACCTACCAAGTGCAGTCGGACCTTGACAACCAGCTGCATATCTCAGCAGTGCCGATGCTGGCGTTTTATGGCTTCCCGTCTGCTGCAGAAGAGGTATCAGCTGGCCCTGGTGAGGCGATCGCATTTCCAGCTGATGGCCGCGCTGAGTACATCGAGCCAGGTGGCAGCAGCTTCGACTATCAATTCCGCCGGCTTGAGCAGCTCGCCGCGCAAATTAACGAGCTAGGCCTATCAGCAGTGTTAGGCCAGAAGCTATCGGCTGAAACCGCTGAAGCTAAGCGCATTGATCGCAGTCAAGGCGATAGCACGATGATGGTCATTGCGCAAAACGTGCAAGACATGATCGACAACAGCCTGCAATTTCATGCGGAGTACTTAGGCCAAGGTGAAGCCGCTGGCAGCTGCCTGGTTAACCGCGACTTCATCGGCGCACGCCTTGAGCCGCAGGAGATCCAAAGCCTGCTGCAGCTTTACACTGCTGGCACCATCACCCAAGAAACACTGCTGCAGAACCTTGCTGATGGTGAGGTGCTGGGTGATGACTTTAACGTAGAGGACGAGCTTGAGGCGACGGCCAATGCGGGACTGGATCTACAATCTGCTCGATTGGACGACCGACAGGCTGATCGAAATGATGGAGAAACTAGAGCCGATACCACCGAGGAAACCAACGCTTGATTATCACATCTCAGCGCTACCCGAAGAGATCCTTGCCATTGTGCGCGTCACATGGTACAGAAATGGCAAAGCTGATGAGGTAGATCAAGTGGTGCTAATGGAGGACGATCAGAATGGTTATGAGGCATTTGCAGCATTGGTCGGCAATTCACTTAAGCGCGGCGCCAATGTCAGCATCCGATCTGGCTACAAACCCGAGGACCTTGGGATCTTTCCATGAGCACACCTGAGGCGCTATATCGGAACGCTATCGACCTGAACCGCTACAGCAACTCTGTAGCGCGGCGGATCATCAACGCCTATAACGACATCATCATCGATGCAACCAATCAACTACGCACCATTGATGAGCTAGCGGCGCCAGTTAAAGCGGCAAGGTTACGCGGCATCTTGGCGCAGCTGAAGGAGTCGCTTGGTACATGGGCAGGTGATGCAACTGAACTGACGGCATTAGAGCTGCAAGGATTAGCGGAGCTGCAATCGGAGTTTGTTACCGATCAACTGGCCAGGGCATTACCTGCTGGCGCCCGTGATGCAGTACGCACCGTTGAGATCAGCCCGCAGTTTGCGCAGTCGGTGGTCACTACAGACCCGACGCAGCTCAACGTGGTGGCATTATCGGATGATCTATTTGCAGCAGTGCAAGGCGCACCGCAAACATTCAGCCTGACTGCCGCGCAAGGTGCCACCATCACGCTGCCAAATGGTGAGGTGATCACCAAGGCATTTCGGGGCATCGCTGTTGACCAGGCCGAACGGTTCGGTCAAGTTGTGCGCAATGGGTTGCTCACTGGTGAAACTACGCCTGACATTGCAAAGCGTTTGATCGGCAGCCTTCAATTCGGCGAAGAAGCTAAGACCGTGCGCCAACTGGTCGCAGCAGGTGGACAGGCTACTGCCGTGGCAGATAATCAAGTTATGACCATCGTCAGAACTAGCATCAATCAGGTGGCCAATACCGCAAGTCAGCAGGTATACGAGGCCAATCAAGACATCACTAAAAAGTATCGCTACGTTGCCACGCTGGATACGCGCACATCTGCTCGCTGTGCCGCATTGGATGGTCGAGAGTTTGAGTATGGCCGCGGGCCAATGCCACCGCAGCATTTCAACTGCCGCAGCACTACCGTGCCGGTTATTGATTACGACGCCTTGGGTTTCGAGCCACCACCGCCAGCTAAGCGTGCATCAGCAGATGGGCAGGTGCCAGCTGATCAGTCGTATGGCCAGTGGCTAGCTAAGCAAGATCTACCAACCAAGGCAAAAGCAATCGGCGCTAATAAGGTTGCCTACTTTGACCGGCTGGCGGATAAGTACGGGCCTAAGGATGCCATCGCCAAATTGGTACGCGACGATGGCTCTGAGCTAACCTTAGATCAGCTTCGTGCCCGATATGGACCTGCCTAGCCTTCGACATTTTCGCAGCCAAGGGATCTACACCATCTTTAGCGATCCCGTCGAGGCACTGGTCGGTGAGGCATGGGTGCCGGCGCTGTACACCGACAAAGGATGGGCAACCGCTGATGGCGCTAACCTGCTAACAGGTATCCAGGAGTGGCGTGATGGCAAAGAAGATGGACAAGGTGGGCAAGGTGATGTCGGAGTACAAAGCCGGAACACTCAAAAGCGGCAAGCCAGGTCCCGGCAAGGGTCCAAAGGTCAAAGGCCGGAAACAGGCAATCGCAATTGCCCTATCTGAAGCTGGCAAGGCACGGAAGCGCAAGTGATCACCTATCGCGGCGAGCAATTCGAGGGCTACAACAAACCCAAGCGGACGCCCAAGCATCCCAACAAATCGCACGCGGTATTAGCCAAGGAAGGTGAAACGGTCAAGCTCATCCGTTTCGGCCAGCAGGGCGTATCTGGCTCACCGTCACGAAAAGGAGAATCAGCAGCAGACAAGGCCAGAAGGGCATCATTCAAAGCGCGTCATGCCAGCAACATAGCTAAAGGTAAAATGTCGGCTGCATTTTGGGCTGACCGCGAAAAATGGTAACCTAGGCTTGCACTTAACCCTGCGGGTTATTCATGTCTGACGAAAACCAAACTCAAGAGCCTGCGGCTACTGGGGTTGATACCGAAGCGCTGCAACGCAGTGTTGAGGCACTGGAACGCAAAAACCAAGAGCTGATTGCTGAACTGCGGCAAGCGAAATCAAAAGCGCCAAAGGTGCCCGATGGTGTCAACGTTGAAGAGCTACTTGAATTCAAGCGCAGAGCTGAACAATCTGAACTTGAATCCCAAGGCAAATACCAAGAAGCCAGACAATCTCTGGAGCACCAGTTCCGTGAGGCGACGGCGCAAAAGGACCAGCGCATCAGCGAACTCGAAGCCCGCGTCCGCGAGTTAGAGCTAGTTGCGCCAGCCGTCACCGCATTGGCGGATATTGTCCACGATCCAGACATGGTGCTAAAGACCAAGCTGGCCGCCGATCAAATCGAACGCGACCCCGATGGCACCGTCGTAGTGGTTGATGGCTATCAACGCACGCCTGTCACCGAATGGGCTAAGTCAACATTGCCCGCATGGATGCAAAAGCAACCTAGGCCGCAGGGCTCAGGCGCGCCAACCAGCGGCGCACCATCTGCTGTGCCCGCTGGCATCAAGAATCCATTTGCGCCAGATTCGTTCAATCTGACCGAACAATCGCGGCTGTTTAAGACAGATCGTGATTTGTACGAAAGGCTTAAAGCTGCAGCAGCACGCTAGGCTATTACCAGCCGGCTGCGCTGGTGATATGGGGCTGCGCCCAAATCCCTAAACCATTTCAGGTGATCAATCATGGCGACTCTTCGCTCTGACATCATCATCCCCGAGGTTTTTACTCCGTACGTCATTGAGCAAACCACTCAACGTGATGCCTTTTTGGCTTCCGGTGTGGTGCAGCCCCTGGCGGAGCTGAATGCGACCGAGGGCGGTGATTTTATCAACGTTCCTTTCTGGAAAGCTAACCTTTCCGGCGACTTTGAAGTGCTGACTGACAGCACCTCGCTGATCCCCGGCAAGATCCAAGCCGACAAGCAAGTTGGCGTGATCCTGCATAGAGGGCGGGCCTTTGAATCGCGCGATCTCGCTGCGTTGGCGGCGGGAAGTGACCCCATGGCTGCCATCGGCGCCAAGATCGCTGATTACATCGCTAACCAGCGTCAAAAGGATCTGCTGTCTTGCCTCGCTGGCGTGTTCGGCAGCCTTGGCACCACCTCAGCATCTGCTGCTTTCTTCCCGCTGACGATCGACGGCGAATCGGGCGACACCCCCACAGTGTTGTCCCCTCGCCACGTTGCTGAAGCTAAGTCGCTGCTGGGTGACCAAGGCGACAAGCTGACCGCCATTGCGATGCACTCCAAGGTTTATTACGACCTGGTTGAGCGCAAGGCGATCGACTATGTGTCCACCGCTGATGCCCGTGGCACTAGCACCACCCAATCGGGCGGTTCGCTGGTTGCTGCTTACGGCGGCAGCGTTGACGTTCCTACCTACTGCGGCCTGCGCGTCATCGTTTCCGACGATGTGCAGACTGACGGCAGCGGCTCCACCACCGAGTACGCAACCTATTTCTTCACCCAAGGCGCAATCGCCAGCGGTGAGCAAATGGCGATGCA